GTTGGGAGATTGGGATTGGTGGGGGAGTGGAGACGCACCAGAAACAGGGGTGGACAGCTTCACTTCCCCACTTACAAATTGTCATTCTGAGCCCTTCGTTAATGTCATTCTGAGGAGCCCTTCGCTATTTGTCATTCTGAGGAGCCCTTCGCTATTTGTCATTCTGAAGGAGAGAAGCGACTGAAGAATCTCGCTCAGGATAAACTCCGCGAAGAATCTCGCAGAATGGGTAAGTCCGAAGAGTGACAGGAGAAGAGAAAAACATGTAGCCACGAGGTTTTAACCTCGTGACCTCGATCTTAAAAGGTCGAGGCTACATGTGAGGGAAGGTCGAGGCTACACTTAGCTTTTAAATCGCTGTAATCAATCTACGGAGCAGAGAATGAACTTAACCACCATGAGAACACTGGTCAGGCGGGACCTCAAGGACGAGGATAACTCTAACTATCGCTGGCAGGACAACGAAATTGACAGAGCTATCCAGAGAGCCGTAGCCGAGCTATCCCGCTATGTCCCCAGGGAGATGAAATCAACCATCGCTACCACTTCAGACAGCCGCGACATAGATATCGCCACACTTACCGATCGGGTCTCGGTGGACCGGATAGAGCTCCCGGTGGGAGAAACACCAAGGAGTTTTCAGCGCTTTGCCGTCTACAGTGACACCATCACTTTAGTAGGCGACACCGAGGGAAATGGTGAGAACTGTCACATTTACTGGGGCAAGGTTCATACACTGGACGGAGGCACTAGCACCATCCCCAGCCACCTGGAAGACATTTTAGCCCTGGGAGCTGCTGCTTATGCCGTGCTGGGTCAGGCTCAGTACCGCTCGGACGTCGCCGGCATCGGCGGCGATAGAGCCGATACCGACTACCAAAGCTGGGGGAGCAGCATGCTCAAGGAGTTCAAATCTCAGCTCCAGCGCTTCGGCAGAGGCCGGAAACTAAAGGTCGGCACGTTGTATCAAGGAGACAACACAGAGTGAAAATCCTAAGCACTAAGCACCAAATACAGAATAAATCCGAAAGGGAGGACTTAACTTTCTGTACATGTCATTCTGAGGAGCGAAGCGACGAAGAATCTCGCTCAGAATGACCGTAATGAAGGGCACAGGATGACCGTTTGAGATTTGGATTTTGAACTTTGATATTGTTTAGAGTTTAGGATTTAGGATTTGGAATTTACGACTGGAAGGAGACACCGATGGGAAAGTCAAAGATTGAAGAAGGTCTACCCCGCTTAAAGGATGGGCTTCCCTGGCAGGCGTTTGCCATAGTGGGTGATAAGGAAGACCCGGAGACGTGGAAGCTGCCGCATCATACCAAGGCTATCTTGAGAGCCATCAAGGGTAAAGTCGGCCATTATCAGACCACAGACTGGGAGCATCTGGCCGCAGCCGTAGCCGCCCTGAGCCGTGGCGGATTCCGCGGCAAGCGGGTAGAGGCTACCGAGCAGCAGATACTTGATGCTGCCAGGCACCTGGCCAGACATTATTCAGAAAACAGCAAGCCGGTGCCGGATACATTGTTAACCCTTATGGAGTAGGTAAAAAAGATTGCAGCGATGGGAAAAGATTACAGCGATTTTTGGCGGCATCTCCGTAATCACGCTAAATCCCTGTAATCATTAATAAAGGAAGGAAGGCATGAGCTGAAGCTCATGCCCAGCCCACAACCACCAAAAACAAAGGAGGTAATTGATATGCTACAAAAATTCTTAGACGGCAAGAAGAAGTACAGCGCCTTCATCATCACTGTGCTGGCCGCAATCATCCCGCTTTTTATTCAGGAGTCAGAGGCGCAGAGAACCTTTATGGACATGGTCCCGTCTCTGGCAGCAGCCGTAGCCGGAGTATTTTATATCCTGACTCAGGGCAAAATTGACGCCGAGAGGGAAAAAACTAAAACCGCCGAGGTACAGGCGGCTACTGTTTCAAATGGCGCGCCAGCCCCTTTAACTCAAGAAACTCAAGGTATGCCAGAAACTCCAGGAACTCAAGCCTTTGACCCCAAGGCCTTCCACGAGGGCGTCATGGCCACCGTCAAGGAGACCTATACCGAGGTGAACCCGTGCACCATCTTCTACAAGGCGCGGGATAAAGGCTCAGTGACCGACTGCCAGCACTTATCGCAGGCGGTCGATTACTGGAATTACCTGGTTGACCTGGCGGTTGACGCCAAGGACTGGATAAAGGAGGAGACCGAGAAGAAGAAAGGCGAGTGCGGCCGTAGCCCTGAGTATTATGTTTTCAATCGGGACTTCAACACCACCATCAGAGCCGCTAATAGCCTGTCGGAGCTGGCTACTTCCAAAATCGACTGGAAGGCTAAGCTGGCGCCGTTCAACAGGACGCTGTACGGTGTGGGAACTCTAGCCGAGCAGCTACTTAATCCTAGCTGAAAGCAATGGTTTTTGACTGGCCGACCATAGCCGGTATCGTGCTGCTGGTAGGCGTAGCAGTTTACATAATCTGGTCGAGGAAGAAATGAGATTCCTTCGTAGGCTCCTATTTTGGTTGTTACCTTCCAAAGGTAGCTTCCTTACTTTTGAGGGTCACAAGCCCTATCGTTGCTACATACACCACAGGAGAAGCCCCCTATTTTCCTCCAAATGGCGATTAGGGGGGTCGAGAAAATAGAATGAGAACTCTAACCGACGCTCTTCTCGAAGAACAGAAGAAGCCCACCAGGAAGCCACTGGTCAAGCTCGAGGTGCAGGCTTACGGCCACCCCGCGGCCACGCCGGCAGACGGCATTCAGTGGGAAGCCTTCGGCTGGCAGCGCTTTTATTCCGGCAGCGAAGGTAAAGACTCGCACGGCGTAACCATGCCCGGTGACGGCTCATTGATTCGGGTCAGGAAGTCAGGCACTAATCTCTACCTCTCCCGTGTCACCAGCCCCGGTCCATCAAGCGACTACTCTTCCTGGGGTGCCTCTTTTGGTGGTGTCACCACAAACGCCAAGGTTGCCATCGCTTCTCAGGGCGCAGAGGTCATGGTGGCTTCAATGGATGCCGCCAATCTCTGGCGCCGACAGTCATCGGATTATGGCGCCACCTGGGGTAGCTGGACGATTATGTCCAACGCCCGCCCCTGCGAAAGAGGTATCGCTATAGCCTATAAGTCTAACGGTGACTGTGCCATAGTCCACGCCTCGGACGTCAACGACCCTACCAGTCTCTATCTCCAAAAGAGGACTGGGGGGACATGGAGCACTGGCCTTGGCCAGCGAGGCAGCTATGATGGAGAGATTGTTGATTTGGCCGTTTACTACGACGGCGATTGGAATATCATCGCCTTAGTCCAGGAAGCCAGTTATATCTCTGTAGTCCGCATGGTCTACGGAGACGGTTATCGCCAGACTGCTAATACCTGGGCAACAGATGTCAAAATCGGCCTGGGTAGAGCCAGAGTAGATGTCGCCGCACAGGTAAGGCTGAGGCAGTTCAAGACCGGTTGGCCGGTAGGTTATAGTCAAATGTCCTGGGAGGAAAAGGCCGCTTGGAGCAGGCAAGTAAAGAGCAGTACCTATTGGGAGAGATACGCCGCGGTATATGAAGCCCTGGCCGGCGAAACCCTGGACGTCTCAGGTCCTTATCTGCTCAAGCCCCCCACATCATGCACCAGGCCGCTTTTGTCGCTAGCCCGCCAGAACCAGCCCTGGTTATTCAGACTAAAGCCAGGCACTGATTTCTACGACTACAACTGGAACAAAGCCAGCTACATTGATACTTTAGCCTCCAGAGGCATGGCTTTAGCCGCCGACCCCAGCGGTGTGTATCTTTGGGCTACGCAGCCTAATGAGGTCTGGCGCGCCCTTTGCCCTGGCTCATGGAGTCCCCCCACGCCAAGCTCAGGCGCCGGCGATAAAATAACCATCCCTGGAGCCAGAATCGCCAGGATTGCCGAGGCGGTAGACCCGGAGCAGCCGTCTGAGCTGCAGGTAGAGCTGGATAATTCCAAAGGAACGTATAACTCGCCAGGCTCCGGCGCAATAGCTGTCTTAAAGAGGGGGGCCCGCGTAAACCTTCACCTGGGCTATAAGACCACGTCAGGCGACCAGCTCTCAGAGGCAGCCAGGTATTTCATTGAGGCTATGGAATACAAGAGAGACCCCAATATCTCCAATTTTATCATGCACTGTGTGGACGCCTGGGGCTTGCTGCAGCGCTACCAGTTCAACAAGCCTGTTGAGTGGAATAGCGGTTCGGACGACTTTACCTGTTACCAGCTAATCGAGAAAGTAGTCCAGGCGGTAGGGGGCACGCTATCTTATAAGTCACGCTCCAGCCTGATTACCAGCCTGTACCCCAGGCTAGAGGTCGGCGCTGGGGAATCCGCAGCCGGCGTACTTAAGAGGCTGCTTAACCTGGTGCCAGATGTTATCTACTTCTTCGGCCTCGATGGCTACATCGTGTATCCCCAGGCAGGAGACACCGTTGTTTATAAATTTAAGTTTCCAACCTAAAGGAGCATGTCGTTGCCATATCATTGCTATGTCATTCTGAGCGGAGCGAAGAATTTGAAAACATGTAGCGGCGAGGCTTTAGCCTCGACAGGAAAATGTGTGGTGAGGCCACCATCCTACCGACTTTTGAATACAGAACATACCACACATAAAGTGACGCAGAGCCCAGCTAGACAACCCAGATCAATCAGGATACTCAACCACACAGGCCAAATACTCCATGGCGCAACTGCAAACGCAAGCAGTCCGACTGCAAAAAAGAGAAGTCCCCAGCCACTAACCCACCTACCAGACCTTTGTGTGCGTTCCTCTGTACTTCTAAGCCAGTTGATACCATTGAATGTAATGCCCAGGCCAATACCCAATATGGTGATCGCTGGAGCAAACTGCTTAAACGTATCCATCATAACTTGTGCTGGATTCATTTTCGTTACCTCCTATGTGGACAATTATACCACTCCATTTTGGAGTTTGTGACCGGGCTTTCAATGTTTTCAACTTTTAATTTTAAAATTTTCTTAAGAAAGGAGAAAAGAATATGGCAAATGCACTTTACACCAAAGCCAAGCAGCACCTGATAGATGGAACAATCGACCTGGACACTAACGACATCAGAGCCATACTGGTGGATGGAGCAGATTACACCCCAAATCTAGCCACACATGAAACCCTGGCCAACATACCCGCAGGAGCCAGGGTAGCCGTCAGTGGAGCGCTGGCTAATAAGACGGTCATCGATGGCGTCTTTGATGCTGCCGATACCGTTCTCAGCGCCGTCACAGGCGACCAGTTCGAGTACATCGTGCTTTACCAGCATACCGGAGCGGAGAGCGCCTTATTGCTGCTGCTGATAGACACGGCTACCGGTCTGCCCTGTACGCCAAATGGTTCTGATATCACGATTTCCTGGAGTAGTGGCGCCGATAAAATCTTCAGGTTGTCCTAAGCGAGGACTGCGAGCCAAAGGCTTGGCAGGACGTGGCAATCTCTAATCAAAGTGAGAGGGTGAAAGGAGCATAGCGACTAAATGCCTACTTTGTATGAAAACTACATCACTGGCGATGATGACTATCTTGGTATGGGGATTGCTATATGGGGTGCACAAACTTTTACTCCATCTGTCGCCCACACGATTACCAGCGTCAAGCTAAAACTCTATAAATATGGTACAGAAACAGTTGGCACCATCACAGTAGGTATAAGAGCTGTAGATGCTAATGGTCGTCCTACGGGTAACGATTTATGCTCTGGAACTATGGACGGAGGCGTCCTAACCAACACTGCTACATGGTATGAGATAACCCTTGGTGCTGGCTATAACCTCTCCGCCAGTATTAAATACGCCATAGTAGTTAGAGCACCTAACGCAAGCTGGCAGTATGCTTTGCAGTGGAGGGCGGATTGGTCATCTGCAACCTATTCTGGCGGATGTGTTGAATATAGCACCAATTCGGGTGTTGATTGGACAGACTATGCTACCCAAGACCTGATGTTTGAGGAATGGGGAGACCCCATAACAGCACAGACCATAATCCCCTCAAGCATCATCCAATCAGTAAGCTACGGCACACCCACAGTCGAGGTAGGAAGCGGTGCGCTGGTTATCATTCCATCGAGCATAGTCCAGGTCGTAGCCATCGGCACACCTATCCTCAAATATCTGCAAATCCTATCGCCGTCAAGCATCGTCGTTACTATCGCCTACGGCACGCCATCCGTCGGTACCTATGGCATCATAGTGCCTCAGAGCATCATCCAGCAAATATCAATCGGCAGCCCAACCATCCTCAAGTACGTCTGGCATGTTATCCTGGACGGACAGTACAATATCGATTCTCCTGCAGTAAACCGCGCCTATATTATCGGTAGAGACGCCTACGGCAATCCTGTCTATGGGGAAGCTATAGACTCAACCGAGCTAGGCCTGGTAGGAGAGAGGTTAGACTTCCAGCAGGAGCTGGCCATCCCCACCACCGCTCAGGCGGGAGACGTAGCCTCAGCCATCTTAGCCAAGATGAGACTCCACGGAAAGGGGGGCGTCATACTTATACCGCCCAACTGTGGCCAGGAGCTGTTTGATGTGGTGCAAATATCAGATGCCGGAGCCAATCAGTCAGCCGTCACGTTTCGTGTAGTCGGGATTCGTTTCGAGTACAACCCGAAGCAAGCTCGCTATCAGCACAAACTCATACTTGGAGCACCCTAAAGTTTCTGAGGTGGAAGCACGATATCATTATTTGTGGATGGTAATGCCGCAAGGGGCTTATACGGGCGGCTTTTAGCTATAGCGGCTGCTTGACTTCCTTGTCCAGGGTGATGAAGCCTCTTTTCAGGGCGGTGATGACTGCCTGGGTGCGGGCGTTGGCATCCAGTTTGCGCAGTATGGAGGTTATATGGTTTTTAATGGTCTGTTCACTGATATTGAGCTCGAGGGCGATTTGCTTGTTGAAGAAACCCTGAGCCATGTAGTTGAGGATTTCAGTTTCCCTGGGGGTGAGAGGTGAAACAAAGGATTCGGCGCCTTTCCCCCAGGAGAAGTTTTGAAATTGCTCCAGCACGTGATGGGCTACCTTAGGCTGTGACAGGAAGGTATCGTTAATGGGGTGTTCGCCAGCGGCGGCTTTACGGATTGTCGTCAACAGTTCATTTGAGGAGACATCGCGCCTTAGATAGCCAGCTACCCGCGATTTGATTGCCTGGAAGAGCTCATCATCGTTGGGTTGTGGTGACAGCAATATTACTGCGGCACTGGGCAACAGCTGTTTGACGGCTTTGGCTAAGTCCGTGCCGCCGCTATGGGAGAGTTCGATATCGAGGAGAACGATATCAGGGTACAAAGTGCTAATAGCTGAAATAAGTTCATTGCCGGAATTGACTTCACCGCAGATATCTATATCAGGTATTTGACTTAGAGAGGCGCGCACGCCCTGCCGGAACAAGGGCTGCTGGTCAGCTATTAACACTGTAATTTTTGGGCGTTCTTTTGGCATGAATCACCTTTTCTGAATAAACTGTGTTTTCAGTGTAGCAGGACTATATGTGGATGTCAATGTGGTTTGAGGTAAAGATTTCAGGTAGATTGCAGCACCAGCTCCGATCATGCCTGGTTTCACTTCACATGTAGCCTCGACCTTTTAAGGCCGAGACCACGAGATTGCCACGCGGAGTTCATCCTGAGCCGTAGACCATTCTTCACGTAGCTTGTCCTGAGGTTAGATTCTTCAGTCGCTTCACTCCTTCAGAATGACATTACAATCCAATTAAATTTCGTTTCT